CCACTAACCCAACGTTATGACTACCAAACATATTTACACAATTACGGACCAGTGCTGTCAATGCTTTAGGTTTACGGCCCATGTCACCTTTTAAATCACCTGCTTCAAACTGGTTTACATCTGTTGGAGTTAACATCATACCTAAACTGTCGATGACAAATAGGACTTTTGGACATTCTTCTTTAGGTAATGTCTTATACTCTTTCATGAATTCATGGATAGTTTTAGCCACGTCATCGATCATTGCCACGTTAAGTTTCAATAGTTTATCTTCTGACGTATCTACGCCCAGGTCATGTAACCACTTTTCATCAAGTGCGTTTTCTGTATCGATCAAGATAACATAAATGCCTTGTGCTTGTGCGTTACGGATAAGATTGCCTGAACAGATAAAACTTTTACCTGCGCCAGACTCGCCTGCGAATACTGTTACCTTACCTAGTGGAATACCTCGGTGGAAGTCACCTGAGATAAGATAGTTAAGTGTGTAATTACCTGTTGAGATCCAATCTGTTGGATCGTTGAACCCAATACCTAAGCCATCAATGCTTTTGGTGATTGACTTTCTAAATTTACTAATATCGAATGGTTTTGCCATGATTATTTGCCCTCTATTAAATTGTATAATTCTGTAAATACTGCTCTGCTGTTAATGTTACGTCTTTGATCAAGCTCTTTAATTTTTAAAAAACTATTTGCTAAATCTTTATTAAACGGGGCATCAATGTGTCTAATAATATTATTATACCCGTCTTCTAATAGAAATCCTGGTTTTTCATTGACTTTGTCCTGAGCCAGGTTTTTTATTGATTGTAGCACACTTTTTGGTAAATTCCTAGAGTCAATCCACCCAGGACCAAAAAGAGCTGTTATAATAAAACTATTGTTGTGAAATCCTTTCTTTTGAAGAAATTCCACGCAATCAAAAATTGAATGATAATTGAGTAAACACCAAACCATATTAAAAGTAAGTTTATGATTAAGTTTACTAATTTCATCTAAATTTGATAAAAAATCGGTCCATATTCCGCCATAGCGCATATATTCAAATTCTTGCTCCATGCTTTCTACGCTAATTGTCCAATGTACATTTTTAAATTGTTTTAATAAATTGAATACATTAGTGTTGGTTTTGCTTAAATTTGTGTTTACTCTTAAATTTACATCGGGATTTTTTTCTAATAATAATTTTAAAAATTCTTCATTTTCCTTCATTAACAGAGGTTCACCACCTGCTAGATAAATATTTTTTAAAGATGATGCGTTAGAAAAAATATAATTTTTAGTTGCTTGTAAAATTTCATCTTTTGGTCTATCAATGATCATTCCAAGTTCTTTTTCCCAGGTACTACTATATATAGGACCACAATAAACACAGGCAAAGTTACAAGAATTTTGCCATCGTAGATCAACATGTTTTAGATCAAATGTATTTCCTTCATACGTTGACAATGGTATATTTTTTAACTCTTTGAGATAATATATACGACTGCTAACTATATTTCTACTTTTTTTATCTTTTTCAAGACTATAACAATATTTGCAATTATTTGGCTCGTTACCGGCCAACATATCTTTTTTAAGTTGCATATTTGTATTGTCAACCATAATATCTTCTATGGATTGTTCTTTAATATTTCCAATGGATTCATAACTACAAATGCAATTCTTAACATTTCCGTTTGCTTCTATTAGAAATCCAGTCCAAGGCAATGGACAAAATGAATGATTAGTTAAATAGTCTTTTTCATTCATGAGACTATCTCCTCTAAAAAAGCTACTATCTTCTGAGCCCAACTATTGACATCTTCATATTCCGGGGGTTCCCAGCCTGGCTGTGTAGCAATCATCCCCGGACGTATTAATATCATTTGTGGAAATTCTGATCTATATTTACATTGTTCATGTGCTAATTCTAATGCTTTTTTTTGTATTAAATATTGATCATGTTCTTCTTTCATAGCAACCTGCTGAGTTACCATTTGTGTACTGATATTAACTATAATTTTATTTTGCCTTCTCCAGCGATTCCAAACTTCCCACATTAATTCAGTTTGAGCAAATCCAACTTGGGCGTTGTTAATAAACATGTCACAAGGTTCAATCATACCCGCTACCTTGGGTATGCTACGAATATTATACCCATTGCGGCGACTAAGACCAATGACTTCATGTCCTTGTACAGTGTAGATATTAGATAGTGCTTGTCCTATCCCTGCACTATGTCCTGTGATTGCTATTTTCATTTCAACAAATCCAATGGTTCATTATTAAAGGTAAAACTGGCAATTATGCGAGGCAACACCAATGGATTGTTTTTAATTACAGAATGTGCCATTCTCGAGTTAAAAACAATTGGCATTTTCATATCCTTTAATTCCGCAGCCAGACTTAGTTTATCTGTAGAGACCTTAGATACATCCTCTGTAATATGTCCAAATTCTGTAGTATATGTTGGTAATTGTGAAAAATCTTTATCAGCAATATCGTACCAACAATTAGTCCATCCATCAGTATTAATTACTGGAAAATTAATTTTGGCTATAACAGGCAACGGATCAATATGTAACGGAAAATCTTTATCTATCAGCGTTATTGCTGAATCGCGAACATAGAGTTTGCGTTCAGTAAAGAATTTTTTCAATGATGATGATGATGCAAGCAATTCTTTACTATTTAAAAATTTCCACCCAAATAAGTTGCTGGCCAATACATCTGTGTGATCTCGAAGAAAATTATATATTTCATTGGATATTTCTTTTACATTCTTACAGTGCAACTCTACATAAGGTTTATATTTCATATCCCTCTCAACTTGTTTTGTTTTTGTATATATGCCAATGATTCTGGTGTACCTTTATTTTCTACGGTTAATTCTCTTGGTTCTTTGAGATAAGCATAGCTATGATCTAAATTATGTTCTTTAACAAACTCTAGTATGTTAGGTAAATCATCTATATTCAATGCGCTTACTGTGGTCCAGGTATTTAATTTTACAGGCATAGCCATATACCGTTGTAGATTAGAATAGAACTTGTTCCATTTAACAGGCCAGCGTACAAGATCATGTACTGGGCCAATACCATCGCAACTTACGGTGACTGTAACTTCAATCCCTCGTTCAGCTATATTGACTAATTCTTCCAATACCACGTTACAATTAGTATTAAGTCTAAGTGTTTTAAGGTTGGGCGGTAAATTGGCCAACAACTGTTTGTAGTTTTTACTGTAGCTGGGTTCGCCACCATTGATATCTAAATGTAGTATTCGTTCTTGGGGCAAGTCCCAAAAACGATTGGTATTGTTTACAATAGGAAACGTCCGACTGTGTAGTGCACCAATTCTCGTGCTACATTCAGGACTACATGTCATACAAGCAGCATTACATACATTATCTAATACCCCGCCCACCTGAAGATAATTCCCTGTCTCAGCTCGATCCAATTTCAATGCGTATGTTCTTATACTGTCTCGCGAGTCTGCTTCGGCTTCTTCACAACGACGGCATTCGCTTGGCCAAAGGTCTTGAGCAAATTGTTCTTTAATTTTACGCAACCACACACTGGAATCCATTTGCTCCAGAGTATCAAACTGTGCTGGATTGACCATGTGGCCACAGCGACTTACAGTTCCATTTGAATTAAATCGAACAAAGTGATCTAGTCTAGGACAGCGCATAGTTCTTGACTCCTTTCAATCACTTCTTTATACAGTTCGGGATAGGTATTTTTGATATATGCTAATATCATTTTAAATGTTACAGTCTGACCCATGAACTCGTAGTATAAGACTTTATCTAACCGTAGATAAAAATGCAATTTACTGTTGTCTTTAAAATAGTCCACAAGTGTTTGGTCACGTGTCAAACTATTCCAAATTTCACCTAGGTCATTATCAAGTTCTGTCATTGGTTTGAATGTCATCCATATATTACTATTAAAGCGTTGTAGATTTACCAACCAGTGGAATTGTAATGCAAAATGTCTGTTTAAAAATAAGTATTCGTCAATCATCGACAATGCTGTTGCACGATCAAGATGTGGGTTATATCGTAAGTACGTTTGTACTCCACTAACATAACGTTCAAATGGTTCACGAACAAATACTTCTACAGTTTTTAAATGTTTAATGACTTCTGGGCCCGTTACAGAACGAGATTTTTCAAACAAGCCACTGCTACCATTTTTATAGATAGGATAGACAAAACGTCCCGGTTCGAGTTCAACTACCAGAATTTCATCAGGGAAAAGGATCGGATCTAGATAAGATAGCATAAACAGGTAGTGGGGGATCGTCTTCCCCCACTATTTTAGACACAAGCTATTTTAATTACTGCTTTTGACGATTGCGAATCATTGCCAAAATGTCTTGAGCATTTTGTTTAACTGGTTCAGCTGTCACTGGAGCAGTTGGTGCTGGTACTTCGTCTGGTTCGTCATCTGCAACAAATGGACTAGCTGTTGCTGGAGCACTTGCTACTGGGGCTGGTGCATCAGCGGCATCTGCTTTAGGGGCAGCATTGGGAGTGTCCAAACCATATGGTTTGTAGTAGGCACCCCATTTGTCAGCATCGTATGGTTGACCATCAACACTAGCTTCAAACATTTCTTTGATTACTTTAAGATCTGTTTCGCTAGGTTTCTTTGGAAGGAAATCGCTTAAATTAAACAGGCCATGCTCATCAATTGCAGCTTGTTCTTCTGCTGTTAGTGCAGATTCTTTACGAGCCCACTTTGATGTTGAA